ACTCCTTGATATTTTCCTGCCTCTTCAGTCAGTCCAATACCTGTCCAAGTCTTATCTTTATTCTCTACAAATTTATACATAATGCAAGTAACTCCCTATGATATACTTAGGTTTATCAATCGGTTTGACTCCAGCATGGAGCCACGGCCAGAGAGGGGGAAACATTGTCATCCTTCCTGCTTTGGGAACAACTCTAATGTTATATTGTGGGAAGTCAGTAAACCCTCTTTCGTTTTCTGCCACATATAAGAAGAAGACAAGAAACCGTCTTGCACTATCTAAATTCCCAACATCTACATGGTCAGAAAATTCATCTATGTCGTTAGGAAGATATCTTTTCATCCTAAACATTTCATAAGAATATTGTTGTGGGAACATCTTATTAGTAACATTACAGTCTTCCATGTAACGACTAATATATTGATCGAAAACATTCTGAAGTTCAATAGCAAATGGACGCCATGCAGCGTGTTGTTGCAACGTCACTTGTGTGAATGATCTATGGCCTTCCAAGAAAATCTCCTCATGATGTTCTGGAGATTCCTCAAACATTGCAATTAGTTGGTCACAAAATTGTTTACTAATTACATCATCATATGTCTGAATAAAGTTAGTCATTAACTTTTTCTAACTCACTCTCTAACTCTTCTTTGAGTGTTTTCAATCGACTATTCATCCATCCAATAGCAGTGCTAATATGTCCTGTATCGTGTGGACGTATTTGACTTTCTGCATATTCAATTTCTTCTTTTAACATCCAAAGTTTATCAAACTTCTGCTTCGGTGTCAACATCCTCAACTTCCTCTTCTATTTCCTGTATCTTTTTATTACCATACTTAAACTCTTGTGATGCAGCATCATCAAGTAGTTTCATAACCTCTGGAGTATAGAACTTCTCTGGGTCATTATTGATTGTCTTACCAAATGTTTTAGTTCCATCAGGCAACTCAATACGAGTTGATACTGATTTGAAAATACCATATTTCAATGCAAGTTCAAGTAGTCCATAATAACGGTCAAGTCCACGTTCATACATCAGACGAACATCAACCATCTTGTTTTCAATAGTCAAACGAGACTTTGCATTCTTACAGTGAATGATGTTACCAACAACTTCAGTTCCATCCTTCTCTTTCTTCTTAGAAAGATATACGATTGAAGATGCGGCATACTTGAGTCCAGAACCACCACCCATTTCTTTGGTAGGGAACATTGAACCAACAACATCATAAGTGTGGTTAGTCACAATCATTGGAACTTTTGCTTTACCAAGTTTCAATGTCAATACACGAAACGCAGCCTTGAGAACTTGTGCCCTTGTCATGTCACGAGTTTCTTTACCTTCAGCAGTGTCTTCTACTTCTTTTGTAGTGGACAACATACCAAGTGAGTCAAGACACAACATCATAGGTTGACGTTCACCCTCTGGTGTTTCCATATATTTGTCTAGAACTTTGATTGCTTGTGTTCTAAATTCTTGCACAGTTGTCACTGGAAGAATAACCATACGAGCAGGGTCAATACCCCTATCAATAACCATCTGTTTTGTGATTGCAGATTCAGACTCAAAATACAACACACCAGCATCTGGGTTTGCATCAAGGAATGACTTAACCATACCCATCACAAAAAATGTTTTACCAGTTGCAGACTCACCAGCAACAGCAGTGATTTTATTTGATGGAAGACCACCATAGATACTACCAGACAGTAGTGCGTTGAAGATGTAAGAACCAGTATCAATAAAGGAATCTACATCCCCCGCTTCAACGCCATCTGATACTAGTGCAGCATATTCGTTGCCTGCTGTCTTGGCAATGTCTTTAAAAAAGTCCATAAATTATACGTCTCCGTCTTTTCTGTTTTCTGAACGAAATTGCTCAAACCCATTGGGATAACGTGCCTCTAGTTTTTCAATGTTCATCCAAATTATATCTTCCAAAGGAACTTCAAGTGCGATACATCCTTGTGCAATATACCACATAATATCGCCCAACTCACGTTTCAAATGATACATTGTATGTTCATCCATAGGTTTCCCTTGGAATACACACTTCTTTACTACTTCAGTAAATTCTCCACCTTCTGCACAAATACCCATTGCGGCAGTAATAAGACGTTCTGGTGAGACACCAGATGTCTCATCAATAATATCTAGTGCGTCAGAAAACTCCTGTGGGTCTTTTGAGGCCTCAGAAGTGACTTCATCTACAAATCGAATGTAGTCTACGAGAAGAGTTTCGTCTTTCATTTTATTTCCTTTGGTTAAGTTTCTACTACTATATCAAAAAGACACGATTATGTCAAGAGATAATTGATTTATTTGGCAAGTCTAAACCAGTAGTCTGTTTAGTCCATCCAGCGGCAAGTTCATCAACTGTTTCTGCCATAAACAAAACACCGTGTTTTGGTAATTGAAAATTACCATTCGGTTCTTTTGCAGTCATGCAAATACCGTTTAGCAAACCGATCCCTTGCGGGCCCGCTTGCACCATTCTTGGTTTATAAACGGTTATAGTGTTGAAGTCTTCTTCAACATATTTTGCAATCAATTCTGCCCCGTTCAATAGGACAACTGTAATAATCGTGTCTTTTTTCATAATTTATGCTGCCTCTACAGCTCTTTTTTGATAGGTTTCGCCCTCACTATCTTTGGCAAAATAACACAAATCTGTCAAATCGTGAAATTCAGAAAGAACTGGTATTGCCCCATACAGGACAATATTACCAAAGGTGAGTTTAATACCATTGTTGTTTACTGAAATAGCGTTAAGAATAGAATACCAACCGTTATAAAACTTTGCTATTCTATCATCATACTGTTCAACACTCAAGTTAGTTAGAACGCCAGGATGAACAATAATTCGATATTCTACATTTGGATTCTTTGCAGCCTCAAGTTGCATTGTAGAAAAAGATTTACCCCATGTAGAATATGAAATAGTTTTGTATTTGATTTTGCCAGGGATGTCTTTGAATTTTGAATTTGCCAACCACTCTTGGGCACGCTCTTCACCCATAGGAAGAACAATTGGTGAACCAGCAGTTGCAGTTGCATTCAGAACATCAACTGCCATTTGTGATAGTTTAATATCTCCAATTCCAACAGATTTGCACTGTGGGGCCAGTCGGTTTTGAATTTGTGACAATTCACGAGAAATCCAACCACGCTGGACTGCACGAATACCTTCTGCCACAATATCGTATTCTTTTGCTGGAACTGAAGGGGGGTTTGATGGATTGAAAATATTTCCAAGTTGAGATAATTCATCCATTACTTGTTCTTCAGTAACTCCAGTCTTTCGGCGATATACTGCAACAATACGGTTTACAAAATTATATTTCTCAAACCGGCCGTTTCTACGATGTCCACTTATAATAGAAAAGGTATTATCATCTGCTGTATAAACTGACATTGGATCAAGATTTAATTTTACATCATTGTTTTTGAAAGAACGATCAAGTGCTTTCTCTTCTTCATCATCAACTCCACCAAACACTCTTGCCTGTTGAGTTTTTCCATAGATGTCATATGTAGTAAGAGAACCGCCAAGGTCAGTAGTTAATTGGTCAGCGTTTATAATTCTGAACCCAACAAACTCTACTGTTTTGAAATTTTCATTGTCATACATCTCTGGTCGAGCCAGAGGGACAATTAGTTTATTTAGAGCATTCAGATGTTCTTCTGTGAATGCATTCATTTCTGTGTATTTAATTTTGTATGTAGTTATCATAGACATTTAAGTCTCCTTATTTTACTAAGTGTTGAATGTGATTTTTACATCACGATTTTTATATAATAACAAATCAATTAAGATTTGTCAACAGTTTTTTTCCAAACAAGCCCAGGCATTTTACCATCCGACCAATTGATATATCCTACTTGTTCCATACCAACCTTTTCGTAAAACTTGTTTGCGGCAGTGTTCTCTGCCCTTACTGTGAGATACACATCTGTTCCCACAAAATCAAAGAAATCGTTAATGACTTTCTTTGCATTACCTTTGCCTGGCGTGGCATTGATAATCTGGTGAATCATATGAGAGTTTGCAGTTACAGTAACATCTGTATCCTGTCCAATCTTTCTATTATTCTTATTCTTATGATATGTTATCAGAACATCATCCTGTAGAATAAGTTGTTGTCTTTCTAATCGAACTCTCACA